AATCGTCTAGCGCTCGCCATGTTCCCGCCTTTCCTTCAATATAGCCAATTGATTGTTAATTCGCTCTTGGGTTATGCGTTCTTTTCGTCGTTCTTTCTGCTTCGAAGTTTCGTGGGCTAGCGTGTATTCAGCGATTAAAAGCTCTTGTTTGTCGTTGGTGAGGGAAGCGAACCAGAACGGGTCCTTCCCCCATCGAAGGGATATGGTTAACCCTAGGTGTTCAAGTTGTCCCCTTCGGGTTGAGACAAAAAATCGGCCTTCTCATCGACCCCCTTTTGTGTCGGGAGCTTTTCCATTGAAAGGGCTAGAACCAACGACCCATAGCTGTAGATGTCAGGGATAGGAACCCCAGCCCCTAACAACCATTCGATTGAGTCCCGCCCATAATCCAAGATGGACATGGCGGTTTTGTGTCTAGGCTTCTTTGGGTGGTCAACTGAATGAGCAATTGCAGCTGCGCAAATAAACCCAAGTTTGGTTCTGTCGGGTTGTTCGCTCCAGCTGGTGACTAGCTCGAAAATAATAGCAAGTGACGAAGGGACCTTGGGGGAATGTTCCCCCAAAGACCCCAGATTGAATTTATTCATGGGTGGGTCTCCATTGAATCGTTATTAGGTTGGGCCTGTAAAGGTCACGCCACCGTAACAGGTGAAGTTCAATGTAAAGGCGTTGGGGTCACCTTCAGCGAAGGAGAGAACACAAACACACTTTGAAAAGGTGGCGACATGGTCGGCTCCATCCCCAAAGTCGGTTCCTTCAACAGTATAAACCATATCAACGGAATGGTGCTCGACATAAACCGAACCGCCTGAACCAGTAGATACATTGGAAGCGTAGTTGCCTGTTTTGTTGATAAAGTCTTGGATTGAACCAGCGTTAGCCGTGTCGGTGAATTCTCTCATGTAGAAGTTGAAAGAACCAGTGATAGGCTGCTCGTCACCTTGTCGGACTGTGGTAATAACGCCACGGTCACGAACGACGACTTCGTCACGAACTGGCTTGTCGAAGGTGAAGTTCCCTTCTTCATAAGCGACTTGAAGGGTGATAGCTGTTGGGGTTGTGCCGTCATTAAAGACGATTTGGCCGTCTTTTTTGGCCTTTGGAACGGTTGAATAAGCCATTTTATTCTCTCCTAGGTTGGAATAGTGTGGTAAGCAGTAAACTCGATGTCGAATAACATGTATTCGGTCGAATCGGTTATGTCACGAACGGTTCGTGCATATCTTATCTCGACTTCTGGACGAACGGAAGCATAGCTCGCTATTATTGCGTTAATGACATCCTGTTCGGTGTCCATGGCCAAGTCATAATCCGTTGGATAGGCGTCTTTGGGTCTCAATCGATAAGCGAACTTGACCCGAACGATTGATTCCATCATAACCCCAATAGACCGTCTTTGTCTTTCGGGCATTGCGTTCGATGTCGACATTTGAACAGCGAACCTCTTATGGGCTACACTGTTTTCATTTCGTCCGAAGTAGTCAGGGGGTATTCGTGATTCGGTGAAGCCTGAGACCGTTAGAACTTGGGTGGCTACAGCTGCCCGAAGTTGTGAGACCGATAACGCCATTAGAACCTCGTGGACCTATAACGGAAGCGACCAAATCGTCCGGGATTGGAAAGATAAACGACTGGGGTCTTCGCTGTTCTCATGTCGGGCTCGTCCGCCTTTCCATCGTGGTCATAATCATAGATAAAGTTAATACGCTTCCATTCGTCTTGGTACAGCTTGTAGTGTTCTTGGGATAGGTCAAGATAACGCCCATTCGACTGTCCAAGGGAGCTGTGGAAGTCCCTCCAAATCAAATAGAGGGTGAGATGTCGATGGGCCTCGAACATGCTTTCAGGACTGATAACAAGGTATTCCAGCCCCCCACCTTCGGTTCTCAATCGTCGAATGATAGTGAACCATGCGTCATCGATATAGGGCTGATAACTCGACAAGGTGGAAGGGCGTAGACTTGCAAGGTCCGAATAAACGCTGGTCAAGTCCCCATCATAGACAACAGGATACAACCGTCTTCGAACAATAGAACAGGTTCTTCGAAACACATAAACCAGTTCGTTAATGTATAGGGTCCATTCTTGGATATACCCTTCACCCAATGTCAGGGTGTTGGGAAGGCTAGCCGCTGAATGGGTATAACTCGCCACATTAGCGGCAATTGTCACAGCTGCAGCGTCGACAAGTTTGGTCCCATCCGGTTTTATTAGCGTATAGCTGCCCGAATCCAACCCCACGACAGCCCCATTACGATGAATGGTTATGTCGGTCGTATTGGTTACTTCTCTTTGAAGTAGCTCGACGGTTCTCGAATCTGAACTATATGGGGTTGAATCTGTCGACATTATCGTCTCCTGTTGACGGCTTCAATTATTCGCTTTTTGACCTGTTCGTGCGTCACCTGTGTGTTACCCGCCTTTCGTTGGGCTTCCAACATTTTTGCCGCAGCTCGGTCCATGGCTTCCCTATCACTTTTGAAGTTCGACATAGTAGTCTCGCCCCTTCTCTTGGATAAGTTTGGTTGCTTCGGACATCCCTTTCACTTCCGCTTCAATGCTTTTCATTTTGGTGGCTAGTTCTGGGATATGTTGTTGTCTGATATAACGGTCGATGTGTCGGGCTCGTTGGATTCGAATCCGCTCCAAGATGGTTGGATGGGGTTGTCGAATAATACCGTCAAGTATCAGTTGAATTCTAAATTCCGCCCAAGCCTCTTTGTCCAATGTCTTGATAAGCTCGCCGGCTATGTTCTCAAGTTTGAAGAACTTGGTCGTGTAGTATTTTCCGTTTTGGGCTGGATAGACCCGAAGGAAGTCGACTTGGTGAGGAAGGATAACGGTATAGCCTTCTTTATTGAGATTGGCATGTCGAAGGGTGCTGTCAATGTTTCGACCATCGGTTCGTATACCGTTCACCCCTGGACGCTCGTATTCGAGCTGTATGTTTGGTAACCAAGCGCCTATCGTCTTGTCGGCTGCTTTTCCTTTGCCTTTGATTGTCAGGTATTCGAAGCGCCACCCCTTCCCATGATGTTTGAGGAAAATGGGGAAGTTAGCCCGAACTGGAAGTCGGGGTGTTTGGCCGCTTGGCTGGGCCCATGGTTGGGCGATTGAGGAATAATCCATGTCGTGGGTCTCCAATGGAAGGTTAGAATGGGGTAGAACAAGGGACGAAAGACCGAGACCCACTTTCTTAGTCTATATCCCAAGCCCCACCCCATAAAAAAGTGGGTCTCTTTTGAAGGTTAGCTTACTGAGATAAGCTTGCAGCCTCGTGCGTCTTCCAGAACAGCCATACCAAGGTAAGCGTGTCCGGTGACAACGGTTGAAGCAGTGTTGGCGTTGCGTGACATTTCGACAATGATGTCGCCCATTTGCATGAAGTCGGCCGCCCCTGGAATGTCACTTGGAACACCAGTAGCATAACCCAACGCACCGACACCGAAGATAGCACCATTCAAGTCGCTTGAACCATCGGTGTTAACATAGCTTGAGCTGTACAGGTCAACATTGAGGAAGCGACCAACATAGCCGGGACCTTTTGCGCTGATAGCTTCCAGAGTAGCTGGGCTATAAGCGAAGATGCTGTTTGACTCATTGCGGAGGTCGTCTTGAAGTTCGGTCAGCTGCTTGGGGTGAAGGATAGCTGCGAATGGTCCAGGAACACCACGATTTGAATCGGCCTTCTCAAGTGTGAAGATACCGTCCAACATTGCGTCAACAGTGAAGACAGCACCTGAAACACCAGCTGAAGCGCTGAAGTCGTCGATGGTGTCACCTGTCAGGCTTGCGAAGTAACCTTCATATGAACCAGCCATAGATTGGGCGATTCGGAAGACATCGATACCATTTGGTGTTTGGAACTCAGTCAAGCCGGCCAAGTCGGTAAGCTCGTACTGAAGCGCAGCACGAATAACGCTGACATCAACATGTCCATCGGTCAATGCTGTGTTGCTAACTGCGGTGTCTTCTGTCGCCATGGCTGAGAAGATGTCACGGCCATCTAGTCCAGCTTTACGAACTCGAATGGTGTCTGAACCCATTCCGTTGATTGAACCAACGAATGAGACATAAGGGGTATTGCGAAGGTTATTGACATCACGAAGAAGAAGTCGAATCTCTTGTGAAATCATTTGGGCTAAACGAAGGTCGCCCACTAAAGAGGTATTAGTAATACCGTTGGTAATAGCCATGGTTGGCTCCTATGAATGAATGGTGGTTTGAGGTTTCAAGGGCTGTTCTGCTGTTACCGGTGCGACCGTACCCCATTCGATGTTAGGGACCGAAGCCCCATAAGTGTTTATATCATGAACTTAATAGTTTTCGCCACTTTAAGTTAAAATCCCAACCTGTTACGCTGTTATCACTTGAAAGAGCGACCTGAAAAGCTACGCCCATTTTGATGGTTGTGCTTGTGTTCGTGGTCTTAGTGTTGAGACCGTCGCTAACTTGGCTAATTGTGCCTAGCATTGCATAATCATCGTATCCGACATCGGTACGATAAATAGCCCCGTTCCAGTCGACTTGACTAATGCCGAATTCGGTTTGTGTAAGATAAGATTTGCCGAACGTTGCTGTCATTTGCAAATTTT